CACGAAGAAAGAAGAGAAAAAGAAAAAGCAATGCGTCTCAGAGATGAGGCAGTTGACTATGCAAAACAAGCAGTTAATGAAAATCAACGGCTTTCTCGACTTGTCGGAACTGGTCAACAAGAACTTATTAAACAGGCAAAAGATAAAGCTGAGTTTGCAAAACAAGCCGCTACAAGAAAATATAAAGAAGCATATGAAGCGGGTGATGCTGAAGAAATAGCAAAAGCACAACAAATTCTTACAGAAGCAACATTTGCATCTCAACAAGCTGAAACTTTACCTCAACAGGTGGCTAATCAAGTTTATCAGCAAGAAATTGCTGAACAACAAAAAAAACCTGTTCAACAACAACAAAATCAATCAGTTCCAAAACCAGATGAAAAAGCTACAAAATGGCAAGAAAAAAACAATTGGTTTGGCTCAGATGAAGAAATGACTAATTTCGCATATGGCGTTCACGCAAAACTTGTAAAAGAAAATGTTGACCCGACATCAGATGAATACTATGATCGGATCGATAAAAGGATGCAGGAAGTATTTCCTGATAATTTTGGAATCGAAACTCAAAAACAGGATGTAGCAGAACCTGTTGAGGATCGCAAGTCGCCCCTATCTACAGAAGATGTAGTAGCTCCTGCGACTAGAAATAACGGAGCAAGACCTAATAAGGTCAAACTAACTGCTACCCAAGTTGCCCTCGCAAGAAAACTTGGTATTACGCCTGAACAATATGCGGCACAACTTATAAAGGATAGAAGATGAATAAAAAAATCGATAATAACCCTAAAGAAGATCAAACTGTTGGCACAAATAATAAACAGCAAGATCAAATTGAAGCAGAAGTGCTTGAAGCTGCAAATGAAGAAGGCGTTAGCCGCACACCACGAGAATCTCGTGATGATACTCAAAGAGCAGACACGCAGCGAACAAAAGCGTGGCAACCACCATCAGTCTTACCTGATCCAAAACCACAGGATGGTTTTGTATTTAGGTGGATTAGAACTTCACTTGTAGGTCAATCAGACAACCCTAATGTATCTTATAGATTTAGGGAAGGCTGGGAGGCGTGTAAAGCTGAAGATCATCCAGAACTGAAAATCTTAGTTGATCAAAACTCAAGATGGGCAGATGACGGATGTGTTGAAATTGGTGGTCTATTACTATGTAAAGCTCCTGTTGAAATGGTGGAAGCCAGAAGAGAATATTATAATCAATTAGCTCAACAGCAGGTAGAGTCCATAGATAACAATTATTTAAAAGAAAGTGATCCAAGAATGCCAATGCTCGAACCGAGTAGGCAATCAAGGGTTACATTTGGTAAACATTAATTAACTTAAGGAGTAAGTTATGGCTACAACAGCTACACCTATGGGTGCAGAGCCAGTAGGAACTACTTCAGCTAGTGGATCATTTAGTGGAAAAACAAGGCATATCCCGATTGCATCAGGATATGGTGTAAGTATTTTCTATGGTGATTTCGTTAAGCTAGTAGATAATGGAGCAACTACAACTATCGCTAAAGATGTTGGAACTGCTGCATTAACACCTATTGGAATCTTTTTAGGAGTTAGATATACTGACCCTAATACCCAACAACTTACCTTTGCTCAGTCTTATAACCAACCAATTGCTGCTTCTGACATCGAAGCTATCGTTCTTGACGATCCTAATGTCGAATTCAGAATACAAGCAGATGGTGCAGTAACTACTGACGCATTTGGTAAAAACGCAGGAGTTGTTCAAACTGCGGGCAGCACAGATATCGGAAGAAGTAAAAACGCTCTCGATGCCAGTACTGTCGCTACAACAAACACCTTACCGATTCGTATACTTGGATTCGTTGAAAGCGGAGAAAGCAAAGCAGGAGATGCATATACTGACCTAATTTGTAAATTCAACGCTGGAATGCACTTATACGATAAGGCATTAGGCATATAGGAGAATAAGACATGGCAATTTCAAGAGCCCAGATGCTTAAAGAACTCCTACCAGGACTTAACGCATTGTTCGGTTTGGAGTATGAAGGATACGATTCAGAAGACAAGGAAATCTACGAAACTGAGAATTCTGATCGTTCATTTGAAGAGGAAGTAAAACTTTCTGGTTTTGGTCAAGCACCAGTAAAAAATGAAGGAGCAGCAATGACTTATGATTCTGCTCAAGAATCTTTTACAGCTAGATATAACCACGAAACAATTGCTCTCGGCTTTGCAATTACTGAAGAAGCTATGGAAGATAATCTTTACGATAGTCTTTCAAGCAGATACACTAAAGCACTAGCTAGAGCAATGGCTTATACTAAACAAGTAAAAGCTGCATTTCCTTTGAATAATGGTTTTACTAACGCATATCAATCAGGCGATGGCGTAAATTTATTTACTGCCGTTGGTGATGGTGTTGCAGGAGGTGATGGTCACCCACTTGTAAATGGTGGAACGAACAGTAACCGCCCTGTAACAGCAGCAGACTTAAATGAAACTTCATTAGAAGCTGCAATAATCGACATTTCTGGTTATACCGATGAAAGAGGATTATTAGTTGCAGGTCGTGCAAGAAAACTTATTGTACCATCTAATCTAATGTTCGTTGCTCAAAGGATACTAGCAACCGAATTAAGACCAAATACTGCTGATAATGATATCAATGCTATTAAATCACTTGGTGTAGTACCACAGGGTTACTCAGTTAATCACTATTTAACTGATACTAACGCTTGGTTCTTACTAACTGACATACCTAATGGTATGAAGCATTTCGTTAGAACCCCATTAGAAACAGGTATGGATGGCGATTTCGACACAGGTAATGTGAGATATCGTGCTAGAGAAAGATACAGCTTTGGCGTATCAGACCCTCTAGGAATATACGGAAGCCCTGGTTCTTCATAGGTTTTTAAGCGTATTAAACATTTAAGGAGGATGCACTTGCATCCTCCTTTTTTTTTGTGTATCTTAGATAGATATTAACGAATCACTTGACTAACTTCGGTTAGACAACCCAACGACAAGGAGATTAACATGGGTAAAACAACATTCTCAGGACCAATTAAAGCTGGTACTATTAACGACACCACAGGAACTACAGTAGGAACTAATATTACTAATGTTGGTTCTGTTGTAATGTCACAATCAATTTTAGCAGATATCACAGGTGCAAGTCATCTTAACCAAAGAGTTGCAGTAGTTCCTGCAAACTCACAAATTGTAGATGTTATTTTAAATGTAACAACTGCAAGTAATGATGGCGGTGCAGCAACAATTTCAGTTGGTACTGCAGCAGACGCAGATGCCTTTTTAGGTACTGTTAATGTAAAAGCTGTTGCAACAACACACGGAACTTTAGATACTGAAGCTACAAATGTAGGAACAACTGATTTAGAAGTTCTTGCTGACTTTACAGGAGCTAATGGTAACGGAACAGCAGGTGTTGCTACAGTTACTGTTCTTTATGTTCAAAACAATAACCTTTCTTAATAACTAAGGAGGTCTAAATGACTGAAGAAAAAGAAACTAAAGCTAAAGCTAAGTCAAAACCTAAAAAAGTAACAGATAAATATGCTAGAGCAGGTTTTGTTCAAGCTGTAAAATCCACTAAAAAGGAGAAGTAGATGGCAGCTAAATTAAGAAAATTATCAGATGGAGCTTCAAGTGCTGTCTGTGTTTTCACTAATCCAGATAATACTGCTGAAACTAATGCTGTTAAGATTGACTTAAATGGTGGTGGCACAGGTCTTACACTAGAACCAAATCAATTAGGTAAAGCGTGTACAAGAGTAGGTATTGAAAAGATATGGTATTCTAATGTAGGTATGGGCGTAAAAATTCTTTGGAAAGCTACATCTAATGATCTTGCAATTGAATTAAAAACAGATTGGTCTGATGAAATATGCTTCCAAGAGTTTACCGCTTTAACTAATAGTGAGGCAACAGGTGCTAATGGCGATGTGTTATTCACTACTGTTGGTGCAGGTTCAGGCGATACATACACAATCATTGTTAAATTTAAAAAATATTACGGATCATAGGAGATAATATGCCACAAGGTAAAGGAACTTACGGCTCTACAAGAGGAAGACCACCTAAAGGAAGATATAAAGAAGGTGGTTGGACTTGGAAAAAATTACAAGCTAATGCAGATGAACTTTTAGATAAAGCAAAAAGTATAGCTAGTAGAAGAACAAAAAAAGGACCTGTTTTAGTTGGTAATAAAGATATGGTTGAAGCAAGAAAAACTAAAACTGAAACTAAATTCCTAAAAGGTCCTGAAGAAAAACCAAAAAAAGATGGAGCAAAACCAAAAAAAGCTAAAGCAAAACCAAAAAAAGCTGAAAAATCTAAAGATAAACCTAAGAAAAAGTTTGATTATCGTAATAAAATGGCAACTCAAATGTCACACAAAAAAGCTGTAAAAAATGCTAGAGGAAGAACAGCATCAGAAATAGCTAATGATCCTTCTTTTTATAAAAATACTTCTAAAGGTAAATATTTAAGAGGAATTCATAAAGGTTTAAATAAAAAGAAATTGAGTAGTGGTGGATATATTGGAGCATTTAGAGGTCAAAAAGGTACTTCTGCTGATGCAATAAACAGAAAGCCATCAACAAAAATATCTGCTGGAAATAAGTGGAATTAAAATAATAATTAGGGAGAAATCATGGCTAATCATAAGTTAGACGACCACACTCTGGTTCGTGCTTTAAAACAATATTTATATACAGGAAGTCAAAAACAAGCCGCACACGAACTTGGCTTACCTTTAACAACATATAGGTCTCATATAAACGCAGGAAGATTAAGATTTAGTATTCCTAAAGATGAGTATTGGAATAGAGATTATATGCATAAATTACCAAATGATGAGATGTTCCAAATAGATCAAGATACTTTAGAAGAATCTGAAGATATGACTGAATATGTTGACCATCTTACAGATAGATTTAAAAAGTATCAAAAAAGAAGAAAAAAAGCTAAATGGCATAGTGTTAAAATACAAAAAGACGAGCCAATAGCTATAGTATGGATGGGAGACCCACATATTGATGACAATGGTTGTGATTGGATTACATTAAGAAGAGATATAGATATTATAAACTCCCATGAAAATATAAAAGGTGCAAGTTTGGGAGATATGAGCAATAATTGGGTGGGTCGTCTGGCACGCCTCTATGCCCAGCAGGACACATCTGAAGAAACTTCATGGAAGCTCGTGGAATGGTTTATCAAGGAAACTGATTTTCTTTTATTAGTAGGCGGCAACCACGATCTCTGGTCGGGAGCAGGTGATCCTATAGAATATATGAGAAGTGAACATACTATATATGACCCCTGGGAAAGCAGGATATCTCTTGATTTTCCTAATGGTAAATCATGTAGAGTTTATACGGCTCACGATATGCCTGGGCACTCACAATGGAATCCGCTTCATGCTCAGATGAAAAAAGCTAAATGGCAAGGTGATGCTGATTTATATATAGCTGGTCATAGGCATACATGGGCATTAGCACAACATGAATTATACAATGGCAAGATACATTGGTTAGCTCGT